AGGTAACAACCACATCTTAGATGCATTGTTATCACCACCCATAACTGACTTCTTCCCCTTTATTGTTCTTATTATTTTCTTTAAACTCTTTGTTTCAAATACTAACGTACAGAATATATTATCATCAATACATAAATTATGAAACCAGTAATCAGATTCAGTAGCATTAATACCGGATGGTTTACCATAACTCTCATACTCAATACACACGTTACCTGTTCTCATCCACATGCCACGTTCACTTTTAACTTCTATCTTTTTATCTTGCAGCATAGATGCTACTTGTTCTTCTTTAACTTCCCCGTATGCTAAATCAATATCAAACTTTTTCCTATCTTCCTTTTTAGGTTTTGTATTATCTACCATGCGAACTTACCCTCCACCCAATCTCTTGAGTAATTGTTTCCTTGCTTTGCAAAGAAGTCGTGTAAAGAACCACTGTTAATATTTTTATAAAACCAACTACTAATAGGGTCATACTCTACATTGTACATAGGTTTTATATCTAATTGTGATAAACAAATATTTAATCTTGATTGTATAAAGTTTTTCATTTGTTTAGCAGTAATGCCCTTGATATCTCCTTGTTCAAATATCATATCTATTATTCTACATTCATGTTCGTATATTTGTTCACAAGTCTTTTTAATTTTTACTACAAGCTTTGCATAATCTTTATCACTAACATTCATTTCTTCCTTTAACTCTCTGTGTAACCAAGCCCCAGCCTCGCTGTGTAAGTTCTCATCTCTAACTGAGAAGTTAATACCAGCAGTCATATTCATTAGTTTGTTTTTACCTTCCGCTTGAAAATGTTTTAAGAAAGCAAAGTTACTGTACAATATTGCACCTTCAGCAATACTACCAATAGCAGTAATGTACAATGGGTCTTTATCTTTAAACTGTCTACCTATCCAATCCATTCTATCCTTTAGTGTTTTATCTTTAGCATATCCAGAATAAAAATTATCTGTATCTATTCCTAATACTTCATTTATCTTACGATAAAATTTAGCGTGTACTGCTAACTCAACCGTTGCAAAACTACTACTCATAGCTTGTACTTCGTGCCTGGGGAAAGTGTCTCGAATAAAACCGCCCCAATAATTCTCACCTACTTCTAACTCATACATAGTAAAAAGTTTTAGGACAGTAGTAACACCATGTAATTCCTGAGTTGTTAGTTTAGTTTTTAAATCGTGCAGGTCTTTTTCCATTTCTATTTCATGGGGTGTCCAAAAAATATCTTGTTGTTGCTTAGTAAATATATCAGCTTCTTTGTATTCTGTTACATAGTTGTTATCATTAATTAATAAACTCATCTTATTCTCCCCTTAAATCTTTTTTAATTTGACTTATTTTTATTTCTATCTTGTCTTCAAACCTTTCCACTAAATCTTCTGAACTTATTTCTAGTACTTCCATAAGAGTAATTTCATCTATATCTCTTAGTTTTATACATAGTTCTTCAAATGTCATTCCAAATTTTTGTTCTTCTTGTCCATGTTTGTAATCAAGAAAGTTTAATATATCACCCATCACACACCTCTTAAATGTTCCTGTCTGTATTTGTATTTATCTTCTTCATTCAATGACATATATTTTTTTAGTTTATCACATTCTTTAACTGTAAAGAAAGCGAACTCTTCCTTAAAACACCATTGACCCATATTTAACTTACTACCTTTCCTAACTTTTTTAAAGGGGTCGGATAAAATAAATATTAGTTCTTTGTCGGGGTAGTGTTTCTTAACTGATTTATACTTAAGTGTATCTCCTGCCCTAAAAAAACCTTTACATTCTATCAGTACGTTACCTTTAACAAAATCAGGTACATACTTACGGTGAACTATATAGGGCATTCTCTCCGGCTCAAAAACAAAACCCATCCCTTTTGTATTTGTTGCGAAGGTACTTTCTAATCCACTTCTGTATATATTTTTATTTCTTCTTTGCCTTACTTTCACTTATTAACTCCTTAACAAAATCCAAAGGGATTTGTTTGTTTTTNTGCAACATCCATAATAGTTGTGCATTTTCTACGGCTCTTTGAAAACCGTCAGGAGTAAATTCTTTTTGGTAAAGGTCTAGTATTACTTTATCCCATTCTTCTTTAGGAGTATTATCAAGAATTTTGGTTGCTTTCTTCTCGCCTATACCATGTATGCCAATAATGTTATCAACTTTATCACCGGTTAACATCTGCTTATAAAAGAATCGTTCTCCGTCTTGAGCTGTAACATCCTGCCAAGTTTCCTTGACATAATTATAATGCTTACCTTCCACCATTAATAAATCTTTATCAATAGTAGCTATTACTGTATCTTCCGTTTGAGATAAAGATAATGCATCATCAGCTTCCATGCCATTAACTATCTGAGCTTTGTATTGTGTTACTAGATAGTCTTTAATAAGCTGATAGTGAACTGGTTTAACTGCACCAGACCTATTAGCTTTATAATCTTCTCTTATTTTATATCTGAAATTATTTTTACCAGATAAGAAAATCTTGTAAGTATCACATTTTGTAGTATTTAAAATATTATTTACAAATGTTTTACAAGAGTAAAGAGTATAAGGAACAGGTTCAGCCTCGACTTCACCCGTCTCCTTATCCTTTTTTTGACAAGCAAACCCAATCCTATAAACTATTGGGTCGCCATCTATTAGTAGCTTCATAATTAAAAAGGAATATCCTCTTCCGCAAACTCTGTGTCTGCTACTGCCTTTGCTTTAACAGGCGTACTTTTTTCGGCTACTGGTCCGTTTACTCTTTTATCATGCAAGTATTTAACTAAACCAAACATAGCTTTAGTTGCTACATTGTTTTCGTCTTCCGCATCTCCTACTGACATTTGAGTAGTTTCTGCTTTAGCTACTTGNTCTTGATATTTAGAAGGTATAGATGACATGCTACTTATATTATCATAAGTTCTATCCCCGGACTTGCTATGAGAAACGACAACATTAATTGGCATACCTAATACACTATCCCAATCTGCTACCTCACCATCTCTGGCTGTGGGTACAAACATTTTGTAATACTTATATTCGTTACCACGTTCATTCATAGTTTGGAATATGTTAAAAGGTTTAGACCATAAGATTCTTGGTAATGTACCGCCATCTGATAAAGTCTGCACCTGTCCTACTAACTCAATACCTAAAGAAAGCTGTTGAGCTGGTGGTTTTTCCTCACCTGCAAAATTTCTTTCCTGTAAGCCTAAGTCAGCAACATAAACTAAACGACCTTCATGTTCACCTTCCGCAACATTAGTGTACTCTATATTAGAAGTACTCTTCTCTGCTTGGGGTGATACTCTATTTATTGCCATAGTTTTATCTCCATTGTTGTTAATACCATTTCAGTATATCATACTCAATGTATTTGTGAATAGTCTTTTCCAAAAGAAATATCACAATCCAAGTCCCTGTTTAGTTTCAGAAGCTTGTTCACATTTTGTATAGATTCTTTTAATATTGCTGTTACTTCCTGTTGTTTATTTTCCTGTAATTCTAGGATAACTTCATCATGGAACTGAGCTGTTAATTGNTTTCTTTTCCTTACGATAAAGGCTAACCACATATCAAAACAATAAGTACCTGTGCCTTGATTCAGGGTAGAGAACTTATCCTTATCTGCCTTTAAAAAGTAATACAATTCAGATACAGGATTATAAAGCCAGGGCTGACCATCTACTGTTTTAACTACAGCATCACTAGCTATTTCTTTTAAAGCCCAGTTACGTTCCCAATATGCTTTATGTATTTTAGTAGCTTCTGCTTCACTAATACCTAGCTGTTTAGATAANGTAGTAACACCTGCCCCATAAGTACAGGCATAGTTACCACCNTTGTAGTTATGTCTTAGTTGAGTTACTTCATCAGTCTTGTTACCAGATTTATATTCATCAACTTGTTCTTGTGTTAATGCACCTGCTGATAATGCTAAATCTAAATGTGGGTCAAAGCCTTCCGTTGTCATAGCTGTTACATATTCTGGGTCATACTGCCACATGTAATGCTGTTTAGTTCTATCTTCCAAACTAGCCATATCAGAGCCACACAATGTATGGTCTTGCTTTCTTACTGTAAATAAAGAACGTAATTCTTTAC